CCTCTACCAAGCGGAGCGAGTTCTACGCCGCCCGACAAGCGGGTATCTCGCTCGCGCTGACGGTAAAGCTCCGCGCCGCTGACTATGACGGTCAAGAGCGGCTCTCCTATGAGGGCAAAGAGTACAAGGTCGAGCGCGCATACACGGAGGCGCGGGAATACTACGAGCTTAATTGCTCCGAGTTTAGGGAGGCGAGCGAATGAACGTAAACGCTCTTTTAGTGGGTACGCTCGATAGCCTCCTCCCTACCGCTGACGGCGTGTATAAAGGCGCGGCGACCGAATATATCGTTTTCAACTATACCGAACTCCCGGCGGACTTCGCAGACGACGACGCGGCACATTACCGCTATCTCGTGCAAGTCCACCTATACGCGCCGCTCGAGAAGAATACCCGCACATACCGGCGGGAAATCTCTCGGCGGCTCGTGGCGGCGGGCTTTACCCGCCCGACGGTGACTCCGGCCTCCGATAAAAACGGACAGCATTACGCCTTTGAGTGCGAAATCGCGGGAGGCGTTGACGATGGCTAATCTATCCACGAGCGGGCTCGAGGAGCTCGTCGGCGGCTTCGACGCTATCGCAGAACTCCCGGACGAGGTAGTCCTCGAAATGCTCGTCGCGGAGGCGGAAGTTATCGCCCCGGCACAGGAGGCCGAGGCGCGCGCTATGCTCTCCGGCGAGTACAGCACCGGCGAGACAGCGCAAAGCATTTCCTACGATAAAAAGCTCAAGAAAACAGCGGACGGGCGAGCAATCTACGTTTACCCGAAAGGCACTCGGCGACACGGCAACAAGCGCCGCGCCGCCGAGGTCGCTTTCGTGGACGAGTTCGGAAAACACGGACAGCCCGCCCGCCCATTCATCCAAACAGCAAACGAGAAAGCGGCAGACCGGGCAATCGACGCGGCGGCTCGAGTGTACGACGACTTTCTCAAATCGAAAAACTTTTAGGAGGTTTTATTATGGCACAGTTTGGCGCAAAGCGTCCTATCTTCGCCCCGACGAAAACCACGCCGGACGGCGCGCTCCCTACCTACGATTACGAGAAAGTCGTAACCGTGGGTAAGCTCGTCAAGGCTGACCTCACCGTTACGAACGCATCCGGCGAGCTCTACGCCGACGACGCGCTCGCCGAAAAGGTCGATATGTTCGCCTCCGGCTCTCTTGCGCTGGAAACGGACGACAAGACGGACGAGGTACACGCCGCTATTCACGGCGCGACCAAGGATACGCAGTCGAGCGAGGTCACGGACTCCGACGGAGACGTAGCTCCTCGCGGTGGCCTTTGCTATTACAAGGTCATTATTCGCGGCGGAGTCCGCTATTTCAAGGGCGTGTTTCATCCGCTTGTCAAGGCCATTCTCGGCAACGACAGCGCGGCGACAAAGGGCTCCTCTATCACGTTCGGCACGAGCGCGACGACCTTTACCGTGTTCCGTTGCAACTCTGGCGCATGGCGCATCACGAAAGAGTTCACGACGGAAAGCGAGTGTATCGCGTGGTGCGATACCAAGCTCGGCAAAGTGGGAGGCTAATATCAGCACGGACGGGAGGCGAGCGAGAACGGCTCGCCTCCCGCTTTGGTAATTGGAGGGTAAAGGCATGAAAACGGCAAAAGTGACGCTCGCGGACGCGACGTATTACCTCGCATTTGACGGCGAGGCTATGTTTACACTCCGGGACGATTTCGGCGGGACACAACTCGCACTCGAGGCAATAGAGCAGGATACCCGCGAGAGCTTCGCGGCGACGTGTGCTATCGCGGCGGTACTGGCAGAGCGCGGCGAGCTCCTCCGTCGGCGGCTCGGATACGACCCGGGCGCTATCCCGGAAAAGGACGATTTTCTCCTCATGGTGAGGCCGTTTGAAATCGTGACGCTCAAGCGCGCAATTATGACGGCTATCGAGCTCGGCTATGGTCGAGAGGTAACGAGCCCGGCGGACGACGAAATCGACGAGGGGCTCGCGGAACTTAATCAAAAAAAAACAAGATAAGGCGGGCGGAATACTACCGTATCGCCGTTCTTTGCGGAGTCTCCCCGGCGGAGGCTCTTTTTATGGCTCCCGGAGAGGTTTTCGACCTTTGGGAGCTATACCTATCCGCACACGGTAAGAACAGAGGCGAGGAGGGCGTGTAATGGCAAACCGTGAGATAAAAACGAAAGTCGCTATCGACGGCGAAAAAGAATACAAGGAGTCTCTCAAAAACATAAACTCCGCCCTCGGAACGCTTAAATCGGAATTAAAGCTCGTAGAGAGTCAATACGCGGGACAGGCGAACAGCTACGCGGCTTTGAGCGCGAAAGGCGACGTACTCTCCCGTATGTATGACCAACAGAAAGAAAAGGTCAAGGCGGCGGCGGAACAGCTCGAGAAAGCAAAAAAAGCTCAATCGGACTACGCCGAAAAAGTCTCCTCCGCGCAATCCGAGATTTCGCGTTGCGAGGCCGCTCTCGCCGCGCTCGGTGACGAGACAGGCGACACGACCGAGGAGCAAGCCAAGCTCACGGCGGAACTCGAAAAGGCAAAGGGCGAGCTCTCCGCCGCTGAAAAAGGATACGAGTCTACGACTCGCTCCGTCAATTCCTATCAAACACAGGTAAATAACGCCGAGGCGGAGCTTAACAAGCTCGGCTCGGAACTCGATAAAAACGCCTCCTATATGGACGAGGCCGCGAAATCCTCCGACGGGTGCGCCGAGTCTATCGACGAATACGGGAAAGAGGTCAAAAAGGCCGGAGAGGACTCCGAGGAGGCCGGGAAGAAGTTCGACAAAGTAAAGACTGCCGCGACCGCACTCGGAACAGCGGCGGCGGCGGCAACGGCGGCACTCGCGGCGGCGGCAATAAAGCTCGGGAAAGAGGTTATCAGCGCATACGCTGATTATGAGCAGTTAGTCGGCGGCGTTGAGACGCTCTTTAAGGATAGCTCCGGTAAGGTAATGGAGTATGCGAACGACGCATACAAGACCGCCGGGCTCTCTGCAAACGAGTATATGGAAACCGTGACCGGGTTTTCCGCGAGCCTTATCTCCTCCCTCGGCGGGGACACGGAGAAAGCCGCGAAATATGCGGACATGGCAATTACGGATATGTCCGACAACGCTAACAAAATGGGCTCGGACATGGCCTCTATTCAAAATGCGTACTCCGGCTTTGCAAAGCAGAACTATACCATGCTCGATAACCTCAAGCTCGGGTATGGCGGTACGAAAGAGGAAATGCAAAGGCTCCTCGAGGACGCGGAAAAGCTCTCCGGCGTGAAATACGATATTTCGAGTTATTCGGATATTGTAGACGCAATTCACGTCGTACAAACGGAAATGGGTATCACGGGGACGACCGCGAAAGAGGCGGAGGCGACTATCTCCGGCTCTATCGGGATGCTGAAATCCTCGTTTCAAAACCTCATTACCGGCCTCGGCGACGCAGACGCAGACATAGACAAGCTATGCGATAACGTCGTAAACTCCTTTAATTCCGTCGTCAAGAACATTACGCCGGTCGTTAGAAACCTCGCAAAAACCGTCCCGAACGCATTAGAGGGCATCCTCGACGCTATCGCGCCTCTCCTGCCGGAACTCCTCGAAATGGGAGTCGGGCTCTTTGAGGCGCTCTTGAGCGGGTTTACATCGGTGCTCCCGGAGCTTATGAACGGCGGCCTCGCTCGTAACAACGCTCGTACAAGGCATTATCGAGGCTTTGCCGCTCGTCGTAGAGGCGGCGGCACAGTTCATTACAACGCTCGTGCAGGGTATCGCGGAGGCACTACCGACGCTCATTCCGGCGGCGGTGGAGACGGTGACGACCATTGTATCGACGCTTATCGAGAATATACCCTTGCTTATCGACGCGGCGCTCCAACTCATACAGGGGCTCGCGGAGGGCGTTCTCGAGGCTATCCCGGTGCTCCTCGAGGCTTTGCCGGAGCTTATCGAGAGCCTCGTAACGACGCTCCTCGACGCTATCCCGCAAATCATCGAGACGGGAGTCGAACTTTTAACCGCCCTTGTGGAA